ACCGTCTTCGGGAAGGAGCGGATGATCTTCAAGCGATGGCCTCCGCATAGACGTCGCCGTGGTGGCGGTCGTAGGTGATCTCGTGGCGGGAGAAGCAGGAGAGCCACTTGGCGAGCGCGAGGGGCTCGACGTTGCCGTAGTACTCGCCCTCGCGCACATCCAGCCCGTCATGGCCCGAATGGGGGGCGCGCGGGGGTGCTGCTGCGGTGAGGAGGAGTCGCCCGCCGGGCTTGAGGAGCCGACGGCACGCCCGGACCACCCCAGCCGCGTCGGGCGCATGCTCGAGAACCTCGGCACACACCACGACGTCGGCAAGGGCGTCGGGCTCCCATTCCCGGACGTCGCAGACGACATCGACTTCCGGTCCCGGATAGAGGTCGACGCCGATGATCCGCTCGGCGTCGAACAGCGGGCGGACGGAACCGTTGATGTTCCGACCGCCTACATCGACGAGGAGGAGGATGCGGCCGAGGCCCTGCGCGTGCTGCGTGAGCCAGTTCAGGGCCTCGGCGTGCATCAGGCTCCTATCAGGTGAAGGACGGCGCGGTAAGGCCCGTGCCCGTGATCTGCGTGATGCCGGCGGGGTAGCGGCCCGCGGTGAACGCCACGTAGTTGTAGACCTGCAGGACGACCTCGAGGTTCTGCCCCTTGACCTCCATGAGCGCCCGAGTGCGGACGCCGCCCTCGAAGAGGATGGAGTCGGAGGCGCGCAGGACGAGGATGGTGTCCTGGTTCGTGCCCGCGCCGAGGTTGGTGGGGATGTTCGGGTCCGTGATGACCGGAAGGCCCTGCACGTTGCCGACCACACCCTGAGACGCGACCTCGGAGAGGATGCCGCCAGCGTTGACGGGACCCTGCACGTTCGGGAGGAACAGCGGACGGCCCTGCGAGTCGCGGGCGGCGAGGAGGCCACCCCAGCGGCGGGGGTGCATGATGATCGCCGTCGGGGGCTGGTAGCGGCCCGTGTGGACGAGCTGGATCGCGTTCGCGATCGCCGCGTACATCGTGCCCGCGTTCTGCGTGGTGTCCGAGTAGGTCACCGTCTGGATGCCCGAGGTGTTCAGGATGCCGAGCACCTGACCGGACGAGCCGGAGCCGCTGATGACCTGTAGGTCAAGGCGCTGATTGTAGTCGGCGACGAGATCCTGGAAGACCACCTGGTCGAAGTTGACCGGGCTCTGCTCGATGAGCTGGAGCGCGATCGACTGCTGGCCGGCGATGGTCTTGACGCCCGCGGTCACCGACGTGTCGGTGATGTCCGTCTGGGTGACGGCCGCGTTGTCCGCCGTCTGGACGGCCGTGGCCGCTCCGGTCGCGATCTTCGGGATGTTGATCGAGTCGGTGCCGCCGGGGAGTGCCTGGTTCGACACGGCGTTCGCCGTCGCGCGGCCCGGACGGGCGAGCGCGATCCACTCGTTCATCATCCACAGCGGGGGGGTGAAGTAACCGCCCTGACCGTCGGTCCGGTTCAGGTCGGTACGGAGTTCGACCTCGACCTCACGGGCGTGGCGCTCGAGGCGGGCGCGGGCGGTGCCGTCGTCGCGCATCGAGGAGACGAGGGCGAGATCCTTGAAGTAGGACCGGCCATTGCCGCGCTCGTAGGTGACGCCTTCCTTGGTGACCTCGACGCTCTGGCGGGCCTTGCGGACCGCGATCGCGCCGGCGGTCAGCGTGGTCTCACGCTGGCGCTCCTCCACGAGCGGGTTGATGCGCTCGTCGAGGGACTTGATGACCTCGTCCTTCTCGGCAATCTGAGAGGTGAGGGTCCGGAACTCGGTGTCCTCTTCCTCGGAGAGATCCTCGCGGACCTCCTGCTCGGCGAGGTCGGTGATTGCCTTGCGCTTGGCCACGAGGCCCTCGCGCGCCTTCGCCTCGTTCTCGCGCTTGGCGAGGAGGCGGGTAAGCAGCTCGTCAGACATGACGAACTCTCCTGTTCTGCCCGATGGGCAAGAAGGGATCTGTGGACGTACCGCCCTGCGGTCGCGCGCCTGTTCGCCCAGAGACAGGGCGCGGCAGCGACCCCGGCCCCAGAGACAGGGGTGCGGGGTGGGTTCGTTCGGTCAGGAAAGTCCTAGGCGCCCGTGATGCGGAGCGCCTCGGCGAGAGAGAGGGTCTTCTTCTTCGGCGGGTCGGCGAGCTGCGCGACCTGCACGAGACGGGCCTTGAGGTTCCGTCGCTGCTCAGGGCTGAGGTCGAGGTCGCGGACTTCCGCGAGCACCTTCTCCTCATCCAGCCCGGAGACGTATTCGAGCGCCCGGAGCATGTTGAGCTCGGCATCGGTCGCTGGGTTCGCCGGGAACGTCACCACGCTCACGTCCCCCTGGTGCAGGGAGACCTCGAGGAGCGTCCGCTTCGTCTCATCGTCGGACCAGTAGTCCGACTTGGTGACGAAGCCGAAGCTCATCTGGTCGAGGTCGCCTCGCCGCATCTTGACCGCGAGGCTCTGCACATGGGGATCGGTGGTGTCGAGGTCCGTGTCGACGAAGAGCCCGTGCTTGTCCGCGCTCAGATGGAGCGTCCCGGAGCGCGTCCGGGCGAGCGGCAGGCCGTCGTGGTTGACGAGGAATACGACGTCGGGGTTCGACTTGAGCGTCACGTCGAAGGCGTGCGGGTCGACTGTCTCAGTCCAGCCTCCGCGGGTGGGGCCGCCGTAGACGTCATAGCCGTTGCCGAAGACCGAGGCGTAGCCCTCGAAGTGGACCGAGTTGGGATTGGTCTCCGAGGCCCGGAACTCGAACTCTCCGGCGGGCAGAGCGCGCCGCGAGCGCACATCGATCAGGCTTCCCTTGCGCGCCATCAGTTGCCCTCCTCGCTGGGGGTCTCGGACGGGGTCTGCGGAGTGGCGGGCTTGAGGGTGCCGACCGGGTCCTCATCGAGGGTCCCGGCTCGGCCTTCCTGCACCATGACCTGCAGCGGCGTGTAGTCGTCGCCCATGTCCTCGGTGATCGGGGGCATGTCTTCCTTGGCGCGCTGCTCGTTGATGTTGGCGAAGCCGATGTTGCGCTGGATCTGGTAGATCTGGAACCGGGCCAGCGAGTCCATGCGGATCAGGCCGTCCGGGTTGAACTTCACGACGTGGCCGCGGGGGGTCAGCTCCGAGAAGGCCGCCTCGAGCTTGTCCAGCCAGCCGCGCAGCGAGAACGACACGAAGTTGATCCCATGCTGCTCGACGTTGTGGTAGGTCATGCTCTTGCCGGTCTCACCGCCGATCATCTCCGGCGGGATGCCGTAGACGACCGCGATCTGAGTCGCCGTCAGCCGCATAGTCTCGACGAACTGGGCGTCGGAGTGCGGGATGGTGAACGGCTCGTAGGACCAGTCGTTGCCGTAGACGAGCGGCTCGTGGGAGCGGATCGCCTGCACGATGCGGGACTTGATCGCCTGCGCGTCGGCCTGCGAGACCGTCTGCTCCTTGTTCTGGAACTGCCCCGGAGGGATGCCGCCGCCCTTGAACCAGTCGGACTTGTACTGCATCGCGTCTAGCCCGATGCCGACGCTCGAGGCGTAGGCGCTGAGCGGGGAGAGGCCCCATACGCGGCCGGGCATCGTGAACCACGGGATGTGGACGACATCCTCGTTCGGGAGCTCGTGGCCCATGTAGGTGAAGATCGGATTGGTGTAGGAGCCGCGCTCGCCGAGGGTCGGGAGCGAGTCCTGCACGAAGACCAGCTCCGGCTTGAGCCACTCGATCCGTGTCGGGTACTCGAGGTAGTCGCGCTCGGTGATGACGCCGATGGCGTTGCCCGTGAAGGCAAGCGAGATGACGGCTCGGTAGATCCAGTCGTAGGCCGTCCCTGTGGCCGAAGGCTTGGCGAAAAGCGGCGAAAGCTTGGTGCGAACGCGCGAATCGCCGCGCATTGCGAACTCCTCGAGCGGAAGTCCGGCGCACGACGTCGCGAGGAGCCTTCCGGCGGCGAACACGGGCGCCAGGCGGACCGCCTCGAACTCGACGGCCTCGTTGACGACCGAGGGACCATAGCGCAGCGGGTAGTTGACCGAGGAGACGTCGAGCGCGCGCCCTTCCTGCTTGGCCGCCTTGGTCTTCCGCTTGAAGGGGTTGCTGAACAGAGCCAAGCGAGCGCCCCCTTAGAAGACTGAGTCGAGCAGGTTGTAATTCCGCTTCCGGACGAGATGCGCGCGGGACTCGTAGGCCCAGCGGGCGAGCGTGATCGCGACCAGCGGCGAGGTGTCCGACGCGGCGTCCTTGCGGGCCCAGACGAGCGAGTCGGCGTTCAGCTTCGTCTTCGCGCCGGCCACGGAGGCGTCGAGCTCCGGCTGCCCTGTGTGGCGGAAGGTCGCCTGCCGTGCCGCATCGAGGATCTGACCGGTCGCAGCGGACATCTCCGACCACGAGGCAACGGCGAGGTCCCCGCGCTTCGGGGCGTCCTTGTCGTCAGATGGCTTGATCCCGCGCTTCTGGAGCTCGGAGCCGAGGGAGTCGAAGGTCGCCTTGCCCATCGCGACCGCGATCGGGTCCAGGGACTCGCGCCACTCGACGACGCGGGGAATGATCCAGTCGGTGCCGGGCCTGTAGTCGATGATCTGGACGTGACCGAGCTGCCCGTCCTTGCGGAGGCCGTAGAGCCCGATGGCGGCATAGTCGCGCTCGGGGGCGATGTCGACGGCGATCGCGACGTCTCCGTCGCGCCGGGAGTCGCGGTCGAGCATCAGGCCGTTCCATGCGCCCA